CTTACATCAGGAAGGATTGAACTAGAAGAAATGCTTGAACGATCTATGTGGGATGATTTGATTGAGAAGTTTATGAATGTGACCAATCGCGTCGTACCGACATTGGAGACACTGAAGCTCAGAGTTGAAGTTACGTTACAAGAAGCCAAGGTAGCTTTGTGTAGCTTCAATTTCCGAGAAGCTTTGCAAACATTTTACACGAATTTGGTCAATTTCAAAGTTACCAAGTCGTGGGGAATATCAGTTGTCTTGATTACAGGCGCTGTTACTGCAATGTCACTCGCTGCAGTTGTAGTTTTTCGTGATGACACAGAGAAACAGTATCATTCAACTAAGACTGTATGCAAACCCAGATCAATTTCTACGAGACCATTCACCATCGCGAGGAACTCAGTTGAAGTGTCACGACCAAGAATTGTGGCTTCAAACCCAGTTCACACAGTCAAGTTAGACGGGAACGTCTATCTAGACCAAGACATCAAGAATTTATCGACTGAGAGGTTTCTGCGGTTAGCCAAAGAGGAATTGCCTAGAATGGAACGGAACAGATCAATCAAGTTCAGTTTCAGAAAGCAAGGAATTATGTCTGAAGAAACCAGTTCAGGATGGATGTGGGGCGTGCAAGGTTATTGGTACTATGCATGCAGCCACTACTTCAAGAAGTGTGACCCCACTACTAGTGTCTATCTACAACAAGGCGAAAAGAAATTAGTTTGTGAGTTCAAAGATCTCGTTGTCATACCATTTGTTACAAATGATGACAAGAAAGCAGAAACAGAAAAGTCTCTTGTATTCTTTGATCCCACAAAGACATCTTTTTCGTCTTTGTTTCCAATGACTAGTACAGCTCGCACTCTGTTGAGACGCGATGATTTGAACAGGTGGAACTCCTTTGACCAATGTGTCAGAGTTGAGAGCAAAGATGGTAGATTGGAAGTTTATCCAGTCGGACCTTTAGAATTGCTCGATCATACGTTTGAAGCAGATGGTTGTTATGAACCAAATGTGCTCGTCTCAGAAACGCCAGGTATCCTTGGAACTTGTGGCGCCCGTTATTACGTGCTGGCCAAAGGAACATGGACACCAATTGGCATCCACTGGGGTACAAGCACCAACACGTTTTCGTCGCATTCACTGGCGTACCCGATTTTCAAGGAAGACATTGAAGAAGCGAAAGAAATGGTTACGAACGTGCACAAAGTGGTGTTGGAAATGACAGGTCCCGATCTTGAGGGCATGTTGACCGACAAATGGGTTTCCGACCCAACATGGCGTGCTGACACGTTTGAAACTTATGGTACTTTGCAACCTGCATGGCGTAACGCTGAACCGATGAAAGGATCACTGATAAGAGGTCCTTGGGGCGAGCACCCGTATGTTCAAGAAGTGTTTAAGACCAAAGATATGCCTTTGGTAAACTCAGCGGACGAACGTATCAAAACCTCATTCCCGATGGAATTGACGTTAAACAATTTGAAGCGTAAAGCTTCAAGTGTCCCGATCACAAAGAACTACGTGCCTGCCGATTTGTATGGCTCAACAAAACAAGTGGTCCAAAACTTTACGTTTAGACAGAAAGATTCTCCGTTAATCTTACCTTGGTCGGTTGATCAGGCACTCAATGGAGATGATGAAACACCATCGATTGCTATGGATAAATCAGTTGGGACAAGCTTAGCAGCTTTATTCAAATTTCAAAAGAAGAAAGATGCTGTTCTAATTGATATACCGGAAGATGCAGTCAATGCCAAGAATCATTATGTGTTGAAAGCCGAAGTAAGCGAAATCCTTTTGGATTGGATAGAAAGGCTTAATCGCAACGAGACTCCACCATGGGTCATGAAAAGTGGC